TTGGTAGTCTGCTTGTATCGTTAGGATTTGTTCTACCTTCTGTACCTCCAAACAAACCATTTAATGTATATAAATCATACACTCCGTCATCTACCTGGATTTTTAAATCATAAGTTTGATCTGTAGTTATTGGAAAACCTAATATACTAGTTAGAGCGCTTTCGCATTTTTGTTGGATTACTCTATTCTTAACTGTATATTCTGTTTTATCTAAAGATATCAATAATCTATTAACCCCATTTAAAATAGTAAATGCTTCACTACCTTGTATATAAAAAGAATTTACTAACTTTCTAAATTCAAATAATTTACTTCCAGCAACTCCTAGTGCCGATTTTATAGTTCCAAAGATATCATTTGATATATCTTTTAAATCATTAAACAAAGGTATATCTTTTAGATTAAGACAAGCAGATGCAAAATCAGTAAAGCCTTTAGACCATTCGTTGTTAACTCTTAACTTTGGAAATTTATCTATAAAAGGTAAAGTATTATCGTTAAAAACACTATTTTCGAAATTATAGTTAAAAACGTTAGTAGCTGCTTTAGTAGCATCATCTATATTTTGTTGCATATAAGGAGGTAGATTATTATATAAATCTAAAGCTGCATTAAATGGTTCTAAACCATATACTGTAGTTGAAATATTACTCCTTACAGTATTACCTAATGTACCTATTCCATCGCTTACAGAAGCTAGTAAATTTATACTCTCTCCTGAAGCTAACTTAGATATATCATATGCCGCGCAAGCAAAAGGACCATTTAAAAGTTGGCGTAAATAATAAAGAATACTACATTCATCTAATTTTAAGAGACCTTCAGCAGATTGAAGCATACCTATAAAAGTTTCTAATTGATCTAATCCCAATTCAAAAATCTTTAAAAAGTTTTCCATGAAATCTAGATCAGATTCTGTATAATTATGTTGAAATTGACCGTTTAATTTACCATCACAATCTCTTTCAATTAAATTTTCAAACTGCTTTTTACTAACAAAAAGAGATCTAAGAACTTGTGCTTTAACATTAAAAAAACCATTAACGTCTTTAGTTAAGTTATTAACTAATTGATCTATACACGCTGATCTGTTACCAGTATTATTTAACCTAGTAGCTTCAACAACCATTTCTTCTAATACTTCAGGAGCAGCTGTTCCTAAAGTACCATAAACTGTTGAATCTGGTAATTCTGTATAATCTCTTGCCATAATTTTATATTGTTAACTTAAAAGTCTATCCGGTCCATAGCCGCCTGGTGGTGTGAAAGGATCTGTACCTCTACTTCTGTTGAGTTGCCGGTTTAATATACCCGGATCTAAAGATGCATCAACATACTGATCCGGCCCTACATAAGGTTTTACACAAATTATTACGTTTTGATATTTATCTTTAAAGAATCTATGATGTACGCTAGTAATAAACCACTTTCCTAATAATTTAGCATCAGAAGGAGCTTCTTGTTTTCCTGCTTTAAACACATCTAAAAATTTACCCGGTCTTCTAAAAGTATCACCAGGAATATCTAATGTTAACTGAAGATTATAAAACGTTAAGTTTGAAACCATTTGAGCTGTAACTAAATTTTTACAATCATTAAATTTATAATTAGGTAATGAAAAGGGCTTTACTTTACGATTTATACTATCATAAAAAGGAATGTACGGTTCTGGTGGACCGCCTACACACCTAAATCTATCAACAAATAAAGTTCTCCAATTATCAACTACATCTACTAATTCTATGACTTCACTCTCTTCCGAGCCTAACATATTATTACTACTCTTAACTATATAATTGTGAAAGTACTCATTGGTATATGTTGTAAAGGGGGTAGTTAAATTTGTATTATGAAGCATACCCTGGTAAGTGTTAAAAGGTACAGGATTATCGTCATTCTTACCATCCTTACTTACAGGATTATTTGGATTCTCGTTTTCGACTTCATCCCCTGCAAGATCTCCTATACCCATTGCTTCTATGGTTAAACTTTCATTGTTTATAAAATAATGATCTAAAGGTAGATATGTATATTTTTCAGTATCTCTATTATATTGTAAAAACGGTTGTACTGGTAATGTTTGGCTTTGTGTTATAGAATAGTTAAAACGTAAAAGATATTTTAAAGCATCAGAATATCTCCAATGTAATCCAGGTGTAATATGTTCAATGTTATTTGGAAACGCACCATCATTTCCATTTATTACATGACTACCAGGAGTAAAAAATTCTTCATCAATCAGATTATTATTACCAAAAACCTTTTTAAAAATATCATCTTTTATAATATCACCTATAGGCACACCGGAAGATTTTTGTTCGTTTGATGTATTATTGGTAGAAGGGTATCTTGCTCCTGGCTCAGATTCTTTATTCAAGCGATGAAAGTTTATATCCATTAATGAATATGTTTTAAAGTTATTAGATCTATCAGTTTTAGAGATGCTATTGCTTTCATCTTGCAAAACAAAAGAATATTTTAAACTATTTTCTTGTCTATTTTTTCCATTATAAGTTTCATAATCTACAAACTCTATATGGAGATAGTTTTCACCAGTATCAGTATCAGTTATTAATTCATTTTCAATATAATTATAAGGATTATTAATAGTTATAGATCCGATTATTTCAGGTGCAAAAAAGTTTTCATGAATATCTAAACTAACAATAGACGATTTAGTTAGCAATATACCCTCTTCTACATTAGATCCAGTAAAAGCATCCGGAGCGGTCGCGTTTTCGTTGCCTGAAAGTAAGAAATAACAAAAGTAATCTGAACCATTTAGTTTAAATTTAAATGAGTCGTCGTCTATTGGTTTAGTAACAGTAGCCATTATCTTAAAGTGGCTTCAGTTATTTGCTGATATATTAAACCTCTCTTACTCGGTTTTATAACGGTAAGCTGCTGCCCTCCTTCAGCAAAAAAACTGTTGCCTATAGTTTTCTTATTCAACAAATATATAATCCACCAACTATGAATATCACCGTATACGTCATATGATGTAGTAGTTAAAGCTTGTTTACTAAGTACATTATGGGTATCTAATAACGCGCTATCAATGTTATCTGGAAACTCCATTTTGTTTAGTATATTATAAAAATAAAACTCTTTACCATTTGTTGGTTGAGTAAACAATTTAAATATACGCTCATAGCGATTCAAAGGCAAACTTGGTAAAGCTTTTACCTGATTTTGATATTGTCCTGTTTTTCCTGTTAAGCTCATAATAAATTAAGGTCTAGAATTTTGGCTTGCCGAACAATCCTCCAGTTCCTGTATTAGGAATATATGGGTTTGTATTGCGACCCGAGCCGCCGGTGGATTTTGGTTTAGCAGATTCAGCCATTTCTTGGATTTTTCGTGCCCCTTCTCTTAACTCAGACTTGGTACCGAATGGAAATATTTCTTTAGCTTCACTTGGAAACTGGTCTTTAAATTCATTTTCAGTTACAAATCTAAGCGACGGTGCATTAGGATCAAGTGTTAAAGAACCACCAGTAGGTGGTGGAGTTGATGGCGCGTAATTGTAGGCTATCTGACTACCAGCCTCAGTTAAAGTGCCGTCAGCAGCAATAAAACTATCGTTGGAATCTATAATTATAACATTACCATTATTAGGATTTTGAAAAACTTGAGGTTGTGGTCTTGGTTGTCCTTCTATATCATACTGTGTTGGAACCTCAATTTGTTCAAGAGGACGTGGGCGTGGAGGACCTGGTTGAGGGAGAGGACCTGGTTGAGGGGTAGGTGGTTGATTTTGATTAGGAAGATTATCTCCTTCTCTAATGGCTTTAGCTAACTTAGATCTTTTATTTAAAGTTCTTTCTCTTTCATACTTACCTTTTTGAAAGCTTAGTTCTTGTTTAGCTTGATTAGCAGAGTAGCTATCAAAATCACCAAAAGCATCTCTATTTTCGCATAGCTCTTCCATAAAGTTAGCCGGCTCAACAGTTAATGATCTAAATGTAAAATTGCAAACATATGCTTCTGGAATTACTCTTGAACCAATTTTTCTTCTGTTTCCGAGCATACTTACTTCAAAATTTTCTAAAAATGCCCATTGTATATATCTTAAACCCGGTACTACTAAATTATAAATAGCTGGGAAATCCATTCCAATAGGACCATATCTATAAGGCCTATTCATCTTAGTAAAGTCACAAATAAATTTAAAGTTTTTATCAATTGAATCATCTTCTAAAGTATTAGAAAGAGTAAACCCTATCTGTAATCCGTTATCAGTATTACTATACTGATAAAACTTTGGTGTTTCAATATACGAACCAGGAGTGCCTATAGTTTGTCTACCAGGATTTAAGCCTAGAGTTTTAGCAACACCAGTAGCAACTCCTGATGCTGTCTTAGCTACTTTATCAGCTAATGTTTGATCACCACCGTTACCAGTATCTCCAAATGAAGCAAGAGCATTTACCGCTGCTAATCCTCCACCTGCTAAACTTTCAGCAGCTCCTCCTAATCCCTGGATTGCTTGACCTCCAAACATTTGCGCGCCTCTTTGACTTATAGGTGAAAAGGTATCAGCAAATTCTGTACTGAATGATCTAAAGCTATCTTCAAAAAACGGAAAATTTAATCTAGCTATAGGACCATCTTTAACAGTATATAATCCTTTGTAAAAATCCAATCCCGGGTTCTTGCTATTTGCATATGAACCACTATTGTTTTGAGGTGATAAGATATTCATATACCCATCTACAAATGAACGTAGCTGAGAATATTTTAATTCGTAAGCAGTTATATATGCCGATGGAGCTTCATTACGTAAGTCTGAAGTTCTAGGTACAGAAGTCCAGTCGTACTCCTTTACGATATCATATACTCCAGGAGTTGCTTGTGTTCCTGTTCCGTTACGTATAGTATCGTATCTAGCCATATTATTATTTATCCTTTAAATTAGGTTGGCTGCATAGTATATGCTGAGTTTAGGAAGTTTCCTCTAGAATCGTTATATTTAGGCCCTTCCATTGTACCCGGCATATCGTTATTAGGAGCCGGCGGGGTATTTACAACTACTGGAGATACATTTTCAGCGCTACCATTTTTAGCCATCGCCACATTTACTTCAACTAGTTTACGTAAAAGTTGGTTAGTAAATAATAACTGTTTAGCAACTGATTCATCAAATACTTTACTAACAGTTTTTCTTCCTAAGTCTATTTCAAAACGACCGCTTTTTTCTGCTTCACTTACTGCACTCTTAAATCCTTTCGATTCTTCGCCCTCAGTATCAGCTCCAAACACTCTCGAAAAAGCTTCCATAGGACTCTCACCTCCCGGCACAAGAGCTTTGAACCCAGCTATTAATGCACTACCAAGCTTTTTACCTTTTGTAACAACGAAGTCAAAGGCATTTTTTAATGCGCTAACTATTCCTTGAAATATATCAACAAATTTATCAACTATAATTCCAAAGAAATCTCCAACTTTACCAAATACATTTCTAGCACCCTTAACTAAATTCTCTCTTTTTCCTTCATCGGCAAGAAATCCCATTACATATCCAATAGGTGTGTAAGGAAGAGCGTCACTAAAATGTTGAGCTGCAGCTGCAAAATCACCCGTGAAAATTGCACCTACACCTTTTCCTAAAGATAGAATATTTTTTATAACTGGTAAATTTAAAACAAACCCAGAAATCTTACTCCATAAACTAAACTTTTCACCTGACTCAATCTTATCTTTATTATCCTCACCCTCGCCCATGTCTTTAAAATCAGAGAAGAGAAGATAACCATCAATTAAGAGTGAAGCTATATTAGTAACACCGAATGGAAGTAGATTTAAAATACCTGATAGAAATTCTAATATCGCTTTACCATACTCACCTTTCTTCCATCTAGCTATACCAAATCCAAAGCTAAAGAGAGAGCCAATAACAGGGATAAACCTACCAAATTTAAGTATTTTAGGTCCTATCTTTCCAGCAATCTTACCTAATACTGTTAATAGTTTACCTCCTTTCAAAGCCTTAAAGAATCCACTAGCAAATTTACCCATAGGTTTAAGAAGTTTGGGTAGAGTTTTAGCTATAAACTCACCTACAGGTCCTATAAAGTCAGCTATCCAAGCAGCAAATGCTGTAATACCTGCTCCTAAAGCTAATAATAAAGGAAACTTTAATTTTTTAGGTTTTTCTTTTTCAGCTTCGGTTTTCTTTATTGAATCAGAGACCTTAGTTGCCGGGGTTCTTTCAGTTTTCCCAAATTCGTCCTTTTTCTTTTTATTTTGTACTTCTAAAAAAGCTTCAGCGGCAATAGTAGCCTCATTAGTTAAACGTCTTCTCTCATTAGCAGTTAAGACGGGATTAACCTTTTTTATAATCTTTTTATTTGCAGCACCTCCTATGGTTTCACCTGATACTGCTTTTCCTAATATGTTAAAGAAATCTGCCACATATATATTTATGCACCGGTAGTAGCATCAAGCAAAGAAGCATCTACTGCTATTGTAGATTCATTTATAGTTAATATTTCTTCTTCGTATTTAGTAAATTGACTTAAGAAAGAAGTAATATTATCATAAAGTTCTAATGGTAGCTGCTCTACAATTTTAACTCTATCTACTACTTTTAGATCGTCAAAATCTATTAACTCATCTTCAACTTGAACTGATTTAACTGACTTAATTAGCTCAAATATATAAATTAATCCCATAGCTTTGGAAAGATCTTCAGATTTTAATTTATCCATCTCTTGAATACTTTTAGTTAGGATTATATTTTCTTCTTCCAAGGTAGGTATTCTTAACTCTACATTAATTGAATTAATCTTTACCTCATTGCTTAACTTAAAAGTAGGTACTTTTTTTATCTTTTCGAGCGATTCGTTTAGTGAGACTACTTCACCTTTTTCATTTTTAATTTTATCTCCTAATGATTCAACTCTCAATGCTAATAAAACAGGTACTCTATCAAACGTATAAAATGTCTTATTAGCAATATTTTCTATGATTAGATCATTTACTGCTTTAGTAAATTGAAGAGCGCCTAGTACTCCATTAACTGATGTAGCTATAATATCTTTTTGTTGCTTAAGGGTGATTTGACTGGCTGTAACTTCCTTTTTAGCAGAAGGTACAAAGACCTTAAACTCTTTTTTTAATTCAGAAAGCTTACTAATAAAATCCTTAGTAGAAGTACTCATGATATTATTTAACTAGTTATTTAATTTTGCAACTTTTCGTTTTGTTCTTGATTTTCACGCTCATACAAATCCATATAATCTAAAATATCTATAAAAGTGCTATTAAGTAGAAAATTAACATCTCTTATTCTTTTACTTAGTACAAAAATATACTCTCTAAAAGTATATACATCTAAACATTTAAATAGATTTATTAAAAAATAAAACGGAGAAGCATTTAAAAAGTTTATTTCAAAATCATCATTGTTAGGAATTAAACTATATTCTAACGCATGTCTTTTATCCTCTATAAAGTCATTAATTACCTTTAAAACTTCAGTAGGTAAGTTATTAGTTATGTCTATAAGCTCTTCAGTAGATACAGTTCTTAAATTTATTGAATGATTATCAATTTTTATTTCTTTAATTACGCTGAAGATGTTATCTGTATTAACTAAAAATTCAGAAGGATAATCTAATACTAATTTTAAATTACCAATAGTTTTCTCTTCTTTTATATTAATAATTTCATCTAGACTATCAATAACTAAATCTATACTTACATCTTTGCTAGCACCGTCGATGTTAATATTGAAGGTATGCTTTAAACATCTCTTTCTAAGATATAATAATGTTATAAATTTTTCAATAACATTTAAATTTTTAGTAATTATAAAGCTCTCTAATCTCTCTACGATATACTCTAAAGAAGAATCATATAAGAATTCTTTAAGATCTTTAAATAAGAACTCTTTAGTAATTACTTCCTTACCATTAGGAAGCTTAAACTCACATTGCATACTATTAATTATTACTAAAATGCGAAAGGTAAAGCCGATCCTGTTATGGGTAAAGGCTTATAATCTCTAAATGCAAAAGTAACTGACTTTTCTTGAAACTCTTCATCATTATAAGATAGCTGATAACCTTCTACATTAGTTGGAAAAACCTCTCTAAACTCATACCCTTTACGTAAACGCATTCTATTATCGTATTGTCTTAAGACTACTTTAGGACATAATAAGTTTCTTTCTAGTAACCCATCTATACCTAAAGCTATCATCCAAGGTCTAAAGAAAAAATGTTCAATATCATCTACAGTATCAAAAAAGTTAATAGCTAAGTTTTTAGATAAGAAGTCTGCTCTTTTGTTTAAAGCATAGCCAGGTAAGAAGCCTCCCATATTTTGCTGACCTGCTATATCAAATTGAGAATTTTCGTTAGGAACGTTAACTGTTCTTGCTACTAAGATATTACCATTTTCAGTAAATGAATCAGGTTCTGTAGAGGCTTTCCAATTATTAGCGTCTTGCTTATACGCTTTGGTAATAGCTTTGTTAATGTTAGGTATTAACTCTGCACCCTCATATAAAAATTCTATCTTCCAAAGAAAGGGATGCGAAAGAAAGAACCTTTCACTATAGCTATACCTATCGAGAAAATCTTGCTGCTCAAACGCCATTAATAATATTTAATCGCGAGTGTAGTTAAGAAAGGGCAAAGTCTCTATAGAAGTGGAATGCAAAGGTTACATCAAAGCTTAATACATCACCTGAACCATCAGCAATATCATAACTTACAGCCCCTACATTTCGAAGAGAAGCTCCTACAAGTTCGATATTTCTAACATCGTTAAGTTGTTTATCAACCTGTACTAAGTTAATTACTGACTCTTCACCAGGCATACCATATTGACCAATTGATGTCTCATTATTGAAAACAATTCTAGAAGCAGCTTCAAATTTAGTTCTTAATGCACAATTTTCATCATGATAAAAACTAATCGTATAACCTCCAGCTTCAGGATAAGTAGATCTACCTGGTACCTGAAACTCTTGACCAAAATAGTTAACTACCTTGCTATCAATGTTTCGTCCTGGCAACTGTGCTGTCTTTGCATAAACTAGATCATTATCACCAACAAATGTAATTCCACCTGCTAATGTAATATTTCTAACCCTAAATAGAAAATCTCTAGAAAATTGATTTTCTGCTGCTTTAGTAAAGAAGTTTTGAATTGTTGTTGACATAATAATATTTAATTGTTCTTATTGTTTAACCGCTAATTAACTCTTGGAAATTAGCATCTGTTCTAGTAGCGTAGAAGTTAACTAAGATAAACTCTGCTGTTCTCGTTGGCTTAAGGTAAATATCAACCACGAGCTCATTAGCATCGATAACTGCCGGAGTATTATTTCTTTCGTCACAAACAATCAAGTAATCAAATAATCCTTCATTGTTTTTCGCTCTTTCAAACAGAGGAGTTAAAGCATTTACTAATCTTGTTCTAGTAAACTCTGAGTTCTGCTCAAATACAAACTGACGAGCTAACTGCTTAGTAGGTCTTTCTAATGATAAGAACAATCTTCTAACGTTAATTCTATCGAATGCACTTGGCTTCTTCTGTAAAGTCTTCTGACCGAATATTACAATACCCGACCCTGGGAATTGAGCAATTGGGTTAATGTTAGCTTTGTAAAGTTCATCACGCTGCTTCTGATTAGGATTAACTGCAATATCATTAGCAAATGAAACTAACCCTCTAGTAAAGCCTGCTGGAGCGAACCATGGGAATGCAACTGCATCTGTTCTAGCCATTGCAGCTGCAGCAAATCCAGATGATGGAACCCAGCATTGCTTACCAGCATAACTATCATTAACTGCCATCCAGTTACCATACACAGTTGCGTAAGAAGTATTTTCGTTCTCAAACTGATGTCTGATTGGCCAGTAAATTTCAGTTTGGAAGTTTTTAGTCTTATCAGATAGCGGCTTAGTATTCTCACCTTTAATTACAATTTGTCTAATAGGATCAGCTATAAAAATACAATCACCTCTATCACCGCCTTCATATGGAGGCTTAACAAACTTCTCAAACTTATTAAAGATAGTAGAGTAGTCATTTCTTAATTTAACTGATGCTGGAAATGTTACTTCACTTGAAGTTCTTAATCCTTGTACAGCTCCACTAATTGCTGCGCTATAAGAAACATCATCATAATATGCAGGTGTAGCAGAAGCACTTGCTATAGAATGAATAGTACCAAGCCCTCCTTCAACAACTACATCAATATTGTAAACTTCATCATTTTTAATATTATCAAGAGATCTTTCAATCTTAGTTGGAATATCACCAAGAATTTTATCTGTTACTTTCTGATCAGTAAATTGACCGAGAGGGAACAATTTATTAGTAACTTGGAAGTTCGCATTTTTCGGTGCCGGTGCCGCTGATAAAAAGCCACCATCAGATAAAGTACTTGCAGTTTGGATCACATGCAGAGCATTACCTCGATCATTAAGACCTGTATTTCCTGTTAATCTACCGGAGATATTATCATTAATTAATACTTTAATATTTTGCGAATTATCAGAAGCGTTTTCAACATATGCTGTCACATCAGCTCCACCATTTGGATTAAGTTGAGTTCTATTTGCATTTATAGAGCCTACAATAACATCAGTTAACACATAATCAAGTTTTGTAGCTTCATTAGCGTATACAGATTTACGTAATTTAAATACACCTAACTGTAAGTAATCTTTAAACGAATCACTATCTAAATCATAATCAGTTAAGTTTTCCATTACACGTGAGACACTCTGACCTGAACCATCAGTTGCAGAAGAAGATAAATTAAAAGTTAATGTATTGTTAGGTAATGCAGTAAAGGCTGCTGTCCGTGTAGCCTCAGCGGTAACAGCGTCAACACCCACAATAGCTGTAAAATCATCTGCTGGGTTTTGGGTATTATTTAACAAGCCGACATATGTACCTTCAAATTGTTGATTGTTAGTTACTTGCGTTTTATTTAAAACAATAATACCAGCTTTACCGATATTTGATACTGAATCAATATCATTTGCTCTTAGACCTGAAGTATTAGCCCATGTATAACCAGATCCATCAAGTATACCTAAATATTCAGCTTCAGTTAATTCAAAATGGACTGGCGCGCCAGCAATATATACAGCTGAACTACTTTGTGAAAGAGTTGATGCATCACCAATTAATGTTCCTTTACCAGGTATGTAGCATTGAACAGGATAGGCTAATGCTGAGTATTTAGATCCAAAACCATCTCCAGCACCTCTACCGTATGGCAATCTACCAGCGTAAACGGTAGCAGGTGAATTTAGTAGTTCGGTTAAAGTATAATGAAAGTATTTTTCTGCTGCATTAGTAGGAGGACCATATATTTGAACTAATTCTTGCTTAGTGGATATAAGTAAGACTTCATCGATGGGACCCTGCTGAGCAAAACCGGTAACATAAACGCTAGTTCCGGCAGGTGCAGGTGTTGTAAAGGAAAGATCAGATTCTCTTATTTCTACTCCAGGTGAGTTAATAGTACGCTGTGCCATAAAATTATTTATCCTAATTCAGTTTAATAATTTCAAAAATCAAGAACTTCTGTGTGTAATTGTGAGTATACAAATGTGAATCCTGAAGTAATTTCATCAGCATCTGTATAACTGTAGTTTATAGCGTCAACAGTAGTAGGAAATGCTTTAGTATAAGTAAATTTGATACGGTTATTATTGAATTCATCTTTACCATAAATGGTCAAATCAGTTTGATAATCCTGAAAATCAGGAAAATTTTCGTTTATTTCACGAGCATTATATCTTCCATCATATTGATCATGCAGTAAATTAAGCCAAGAGTATATAGCATAGTAATTTTTATACTCGTTATCTATCTTAAATCCTATAGTTACTGGAGGGTAAGCATTTTTTGAATGAGATGAAACATATAGAGTATTACCAGCGTACCTATTTTCTACTGCAGGTACGTTAACTTCCGGTACAGCAGCACCAAATATTGAAAATTGTACTGAGTCTGGAATTAAACTATCATTAGTTTGATTAAACTTTTTACTAAATTCTTTTAAAATCGGTGGTATATCAAAAACTAATAAAAACTTATCAGCTCTAGATTTGTTCAGCATTGACTGCTGCATAGTATTCCTTGCCATGTATATATTTATAGCTGCCTAGGTATACCCGCTTGCCAATTATCTTGAGGATTTTCACCTAAGAACATAAATCCTGCTGATCTTAAATCATCCATATCATCTGATACTTCATCACCCATACCAAATACTACTGCTGATACATTATTAGAACCGACTCCAGTAATTTCTTCGTCAAGATATATTGAAGTTGGGTCTTCAAAGTATTGAATACCAAAGTCCATAGGTTCAATAACAGAAGGCTTACCCATATCATCTACCTCTACTATATCAAAGAACCTTTCAGTAATTTCTTTCTCTAGAATAAACAACCCATAAAGCATAGCCATGACCCTATCGTCATGAAATCCTGCTCTAGCTTTCCAAGTACCGTTAGGGTAACGAACAAAGTTTCTTAGTTCAGTTACAGTATCTTCTTCTCTTACAGTTACTACTCTAACTTCATTCATAAAGTATCTCATATTAAGAACCCCTTTATATTTTGAATTTGTATGAGCGATCATACCTCTCATTACATTTCTTCTATGAGCATTTTTATTACCATATGATACTATCTTATCATAGCCTAAATCTTCTGCTAACCTATCCACCACCTGTGCGCCACAATTGTTTCTCTCTATGAGAGCTAAGGGAGACCCCCAGTTACGCAAAATTTTGTATAATCTATTAGTAAACTCTAAAGGCGGGATCTTATTGTTTCTATAGACAGCTACTTGCTTAATATCTTTAATATCTGTTATGTCTAAAATTTGAATAACAGATGAATCTATTCCTACTCCTTCTGATATATCTACTCCTGCTACATATACTTTACTTTCATCTGGCTCTTCCCATATTTTATAATGACCTTCATCTAATATAATTTTAGGTTCTGTTACCTTAGACATCATCTCCTCAAATAGATCATCATCGAGAGTAGATTCTCCTGAGTGTATAAACTCACATTCAAATTCTTGTAACCAAGCTTCTGATGATCCAATCGCTGTTTTAGTAGCTTGAGCCCATTCTTGATCTCTACCAGGTACTTCATCCCATTTAATCTTATCATGAGCCCATCCATTATCACCTTCTATAGCACCTGTATAAAGTTTATAGAATAAGTTAGCTGTGCCGTTAGATGTAGAGCAAACAAATACTTTTGATTTTTTAGAAGAAGTAATAATAGGAAAGACTGACTTCCAAAACTCTTCAACTAAATGAGGTTCAATAAATGCCATCTCGTCAATAACTAGACAGTTAACAGATTGGCCTCGAGCAGCTGTACCAGTTGTAGTTGTAATACCTATACGACTACCATTCTCTAAGGTCATAGATGTCTTAGCATATTCTTTAACAGGTGGTTTTAACCAGTTAGGAAGTTCCTCATATGCCATTCTAACTCTTTGAAATATCTCAATTGCAGTAGCTTCTTTGTTTGCTACTAAGAGTATACGTTGATCATTATTAAAGCACGCTTGCCATAGAATATAGATCGTCATCATAGTAGACTTACCTATCTGTCTCGAAGCTAATAAACAAAAGAAGCGATTATCTCTCATCTTTCTTAAAGCTCTCTTTTGCGCTTTATAAAGCTGAATCTTCTCTTTACCACGATCCAAGTTAATAATATGAAAGAAGTTTTCAGCAAAGTATAGTATGTTACTACTTGCTTTTTTAAGGTCTTTTACTTGTTCTTTAGTATATTCACCCTTCCAATTAACGTTGGGTAAATTTTTATTACCCATATAGAACATATTATCTTGTCTAGCCACAGAAATATTTAGTAAGGAGCATAAATAATTACATGTCAAAAGGAAAAGACTTTATGTCATTAGGTGAAGCATATAAAGATGTCTTCAATCAAGTAGTTGTTAACGA